TACAAACCCAACTTAAGGAAACGACACCATGAACATCACGCAAAAATTTGTAAACCTGTCAGAAGAACAGTTTGAGCGTTGGCTCAAGCGTAATGGCTATGTCGGTCTTGCCGCTTGCAGACTGGTGCAAAAACGCCGTGACGCATTGAAAGAAAAGGCTAAACCATGACCCGCTACTACATACACATTCCATCATGGATTCATGTCGCCATGACATGCTACGGCACAAGCCGTAAAGACGCCATTGCCAGATTCAAGCACCAGCATGGCATGACCCGCATGCCTAGCGGATATGGCATTTGGGAGGCTTAAAGCATGTTCAAAGCAGAATTACAGACCAGTAACTTTACTTTTGAAGCCTACGGCAAAACCGCAGAATACGCTCGCAACGCGCTCACCGCAGGGCTAGTGGATCACGCCGAACAGTACGGAATTGAGCCAGACTGGTGGCGGCAGTGGGAGTGCGACATCCAAACCACCAGGCTTGAGCTGCAAGTCGCCTACCGCGATAACGAGCGTATTACTTCCGGTCTTTTATCTAAACAAAAAGGGGTTAATTATGATTCAGACAATTAAACAAGCACTTATCGAAGCTAACGCGCGCCCGTTTCAAGAGCATTATTTCAGCCAAGCTAAACACATTGCGCAAACGGCGCTCTTAGGCCGCACTCACTATGTCGATGACTCGACTTTGCGTTATTTTCACGCTCGCATCACTGACGCGCGCACGATCATGGACGGGTTATTTTTTGAGATCATGGAAAGCAGTAGCAAAGACATGCACAACACTTCACGAGGGTTGCGCGTTGTGGTTTTTGATGTTTTTGGTGAAACTGTCTACCGCCCAAACATTGACGGCATGAAAAGCACTAGTGCCGCCGCCCGTAAAGCCTACGAAAAAGACTTTTCTATTGATCCGGCTGCGTACTATGCAGAAAAACTGCAAAGCCGCGCCCGTACATTAGCGCGCGAAGTTGAAAGCCTGACCAAAGCCGCCGAACAGGTGACAGCATGAATTACACGATAAAACAAGGCCGCATTGCCGGTATTCAATTCATTACAACACCAGAAAAAAAAGAAATAGGCGCTGTATACATGAGTAAGCAAAAGCAGCCCGAAGCTTACTTTGAAGGCGACCAAAGCCGCGATGTTTGGGAAACCCTACCGCTACCGGTGCGAGCCGCAATTAATCGGCAATTTGGCATTATTTTTTCCCTGCCATACAGCGCGCGAGAGAATTTTGTTTTGTCTTCTATCCCCTTTGAGGTGACAGCATGACCCAAACCCAAGCACTCACCCAGCGCTCGTTTTAGCACTCTGCGCTCCCACTGACGCAAAAGCACAACAAGCTGCCGAATTAGCGGAGCAATTCGCGCAGGGTCTTAGCGCTGCCACTGTTGACCGGTGCAAAGCCGATGCCCTAGCGGAGCGTGACCGATGATTTATGCGGCCATTGCCCTACTTATTAAAATATTAACAGGTAAAAAATAAAAGGTTTATTATGACTTATTTAAAAAAATCATATTGCTTTGCAAATACTCCAAATGGATCAAAAATGCGGGTTTATTCTGGGCATATTAAAAAAGAAACTGCTGTTAAAAATAATTTTAGCCAAGTTAATTTGGTAATAATTGATGCTAGCGGCAAAGGTAGGGGACAAAGTAGAAGTTTTTATGCTCCTCATTTTCCTACAATGAAATCATTTAACTAAAAAGGTGAATTAGGGGCTTCGGCCCCTTTTTTACGCCCAAAAAAAACCCACTGCTGCAAACAATGGGTAAGGCTGGCAACTGCTTGTCAGCGCCTTTAGTCTAACACTGGCACAGGGATGTCCACAGGCCATTGACCACTTTCTAACAGGCTTTTTACTGTCTTTATGTGCGCCCGTGTCCAGGCGTCTTGTCGTTCTACCCTAGACATTTTTGACCCTTGATCGATCTCGAAATGGCATGTTTGGCAGAGTGCCGCGCAGTATTCGTCGCTGGCTTTTATGCTCCGGCCTTTGCCATGTTTTGACATGTTGGAGTGCGCTGCCTGTACTTGTGACCCACTTCCACAGCGCTGACAATCAAGGCTAGCCACCAGTTTTAACAGGGGTTTGCTCCTGATGTACTGCTGTTTCACTGGTGCGCTCTATCTTGCATCCGGTTTGTGGCTTCGCGTGTTCTAAAAATCTCAATGTCCAGTCTGGCTGCTTCCATTTCCCACTTTAAGACCTCTTCGGCCTCAATTGCCGCTGCCAAACCCTTAAGTAAATCAACATAGCTAGGGTCGGCGTAAGCCTCGCGTTCCTGTGCGCTGGTGGTTTTAATGCCATTTTGGTGCGCTTTAGACATTAAAAGGGCCTTTTTTGTCTTTCTATATTCCTCAATGTATACCCTTTGACCCTTGGCGCGTCCATACGCCGGTGCGTTGTCTCTAATCGTTTGGGCTGCTTGTTCTGGTTTCATTTAATCTCCACAAAAGCACGCAATGGCTTCTTCATTTTTGTCAAACATGTCGGTTTGGCTTTTACTGTATTGCAGCATTTGAGTGTAATCAGGCTTGTCTTTAGAAAATCGTCCACCAATTTTCTTCTCTTGCTCTGCCCACCAAACAGCCCTTTCAGGCTCTTGCTGAACAATGCTTATCAATTGATGAGTGCCTTTCATAAAGCACAAATCACAATTGCCCAATGGCGTAACCTTGTCTCTAAATTCGATGCCTAGATCAAAGCTATGGCTTTTCCAAAAAGCCTGGACATCTGCTTGCGTAATTCCCGCAATGGCAAGCGGTGCATGAAGGGTTTCTCTAAGTTTTACAACCCTACGGGGTTCATCAGCTCTAATACCGGCCAATGTCTGAAAATCCTCTATGCCAACAGAAGTCATGTAGCGGGTAATAGGGTGTATTTTGAGTTCTGTAGTGCAAAACCGCATGACAGCGTTTGGCAAGAACTGTTTGCTTTCAATAATTTGAGCAAAAGGCTCGCCATTTCGACTGGCTGTTTGGTGGTTAACAACTTTAAATTTAGGCTTTTCTATGGTGAACTCAAGCCAAACGATGGGAACATTCCACTGCTTTTCAATGTCCCGAACAAAGTCAAGGGTTGCCTCATGTTCTTTGCCGGTGTTACAAAAAACCACTTTTGCCTCATTTGGCAGGCTCATCTGATGAGCTTCAAGCACCTTGTATAACATGTAAGCGCTAGTGCGACCTCCGCTAAAGCTGATGCAAGTTGGCTCTGTTATTTTGAACGGGTTCATTTCAACACTCCAATCATGCGTAGGGCGGCGTCAGGGCTGTCAATTCTTGCCAAGGTACTACCAGACCAATTGTTAAAAAAATCGCCTTGTAGGGCCGTTAAACGCTTTTTAGCGTCTGTTTTGACCTCAACCAAGAATGTGTGACCTTTGTAGCCAACCAAAAGGTCAACTGGCAGACTGATGATCCACACATAAGCACCAGCCGATCTAAGTGCGCTCACAATTTGCGCTTGGTTGGCATCAATCCTTGCTGCGTGTCTCATCTTGTTGCCTGTTGATTTCGTTTGTCAAGGTATTTAGACCATCCTGCCCACGAATTCTCAAGATGTCGGCCTTCACTTGCAACCACCATGTTTGGGCTTTCACTTTGCCCAGTTGCTTGATCTTGTCCTTGTAGCGTTGTTTCCATTCTCGCGCTTCTGTTTGGATCATAAAGATCGCCAGTGGCGTAGAGGGCTGCGCTGATTTGTTCAAAAGTGAATCGGTGTCCTTCACGGGCTTTGTCCAAAAGTTTGTTTGCTGCTTCACAATTCATTAGATTCCCCTAGCGGCACACCTTTGCGTATAGCCGCCATTTTTGCTAAAACTTCTAGGGAAGGGGCGACACAATTTCTGTCAGCCTCTTCCCTTAATCGGCGTTGCGTTTCCTCGTAATCTCGATTTTTAGGAACTGTTGTTCGGGCGATGTCCGCATTCATCTGTGCAAAAGACGACTTCGGGACAGACTGATTGCGAACCCAGTTTCGCCAAGTAGCCAGCCAATCCAACTTCACACCACCAGACCCAGCCTTTGCCGTCCAGAAGTCTTTGAACGAATCAAAGGTGTTTTGCAAGTTAAGGTCAGGGCGTTGCTGTGTGCAGAAGTCTGACCAATCCTTTGACAACACAAAGTCTTGAGGCAAGCGCGAACCGCGCTGCTTCTTCAACAATTGGTTCTTGGTTATTGGTTCTTGGTTATTGGTTGGTTGAACGTCCGTTGAACGGGAGTTGCTCCGGCGTTCAGCTGATGCCTTGCCAGCCCTAGACGCCTGTTCAATTTTTCCCTTAAAGTGAGAAATTTCCTTGTCGGCGCGGGTGTTTATCCAGCCATCTTCAGTTAGCTTAAAGAATTCCTGAAGCACCTCATGTACTTCTGCCTCGTGTTCTTTTAGACCAATCTGCCGTGCAACAGCCGCTAGACCGCTGTTCAACGGGCGTTCACTTAGATAGTAGGCATCAAGCAGCCGCCTGTAAGCAATGTCTTCAATGGGGGAAAGATGCCGTGTGTGACTTACATAGTCACCAATGTTGAATTGGTAGTAGTGCATTGAGTTTTCCTTCGCTGTCCTCCGTAAACAAAGAAACAAACGGCAGGCGGGGAGGCTCGCTTTTCGGCTGGGAGATCAAGCCCAACCTATCCGTGTTTCAAAAAAATTTTACACTAAAAATCAAAAGGTGGGGGTACTCGCTGCACTGCTATATCCTCGCTGTCAGTTGATGCCCGAGTCAGCTTTCCAGTTGCAGAATTTGCTTTTCCCCCGTTATTTGCTAAACCACTCTGGCCTGATGACCATAAACTGATACATGCGGCCTTGTGGGAGAGCCGTCCACTGAAAGACCGCACCCCTGGTCACACCCAACAGCCTTGCCAACTTGGACTGAGAACCAGCTTTTTCAATCGCTTCTTGCTTTGTCATTGGTGGATTCTACTACACAATTAAATTTGTTGTTAACAAGGGAAAACACCTACAAAAAAGGCTTGACGGGTGTTTAGTGGCCTCTACAATCACCGCATGCCCCAACACTTCGTAGGGGTCTTTTAAGGAGATAGCATGAATGTAGTTTTTGACGAAATGATAGACGGCTTTCGCTTCACCGGCCTTGCGGAAAAAGAAATCGGTGAGGAAGCCACAGAGATCAGCCCTAGCTGGCCGACCTTTTACACAGTCTTTGCCCTTCACGTTGATGGGTCACACAAAGACTTTATGGACATCATCAACCCAGCCATCATTCAACGCATTGAAACAATGCTTGCGGAGGACGCATGACCCGCGATGAAATTTTAAAACTTGCAGAGCGTGCTGAGTTGGTAAGCCTTCGCACAACTAAAAGTGTTGCACACAACGCAGTTGAAGGAAGAATTCAGAAGCAGTGTTTGCATTTTGCTGAATTGCTTCTTGAGGCTCATACCGAAACCCAAAACCATTTGCTGGAAACCACACAGCAAGAACTTGCCTTACTTTCAATTGAACTTACACAGGAAAAATCATGAAACTCAAACTGACAGCCTTTCTGCACTTTAGAAAATACGCATGGCAAAAAGACGGGGAATATCAAATATTTTATGCGCGTCTTCCAGACGATGACACATTGTCCTATGTTTGTGAACAAGAGGTCGAAATCGAAGCTCCAGACGACTACGACCCACGCGCACAACAGATTTCCGCGCTTGAAGAGAAAAAGCTAGAAGTCATGGCTCACTACCAAAAAACCGTCAACGACATCAACGAGCGAATCAGCAAATTACAAGCATTGGAGTACACAGCATGAAAAATATCGCCAGCGCATTTGTCAAGGCTCAAAAAGCCTTTGGCCCTGCCCTCAAAAGCAGCAGAAACCCGCACTTTGGTTCACGCTACGCTGACCTGTCAGCTTGCGTAGAGGCTGTCATAGATGCGCTTAACGACAACGGCATTGCCTTGATCCAGAAGTCCTACGATTGCGTTGACGGCATCATGATTGAAACCGTGTTTGTGCATGAATCAGGCGAAATGTTGGAAACTGGAATTCTTAGATTCCCCATTATGAAGAAAGACCCCCAAGGCGCGATGGCATGTTTGACCTATGCCCGTCGCGGGTCGTTAATGGCCGCTTGCGGTATCGCACCAGAAGACGATGACGGCAACAGCGCCAGCCGCCGCCCAGAGGTTAAGACACCAGACATCACTGATCACCTGTTAGCAATCGAAGGCAGTGGCAGCAGTGAAGAGTTAGCAAAGATTTACAAAGAAGCACTTGATGCCTGTCAAGGCAATCAGGCACTTCAGGCCGAAGTTATTCAAGCCAAAAAAGCACGGGTTGAACGCGCAAAACAGGTGAAATCATGAGCGAAGAACAAGGAACTGAAAGCTGGTTTGCCGACAGGCTGGGCAAAGTAACCGCCAGCCGTATAGCTGATGTGCTTGCCAAAACAAAGACAGGGTACAGCGCCAGCCGCACCAATTACATGACCCAACTTGTATTGGAGCGTGTCACCCAGACCAGAGGCGAGTCTTACTCTAATGCCGCAATGCAATGGGGTACGGAGCAAGAACCTTTTGCTAGGGCCGCCTACGAGGCTCATACGGGGCAGATGGTAGAGGAAGTGGGGTTCATACCTCACCCCGACATTCAAGCCTCTGGAGCATCACCCGATGGCCTGGTGGGTGACGATGGAATGGTGGAGATCAAATGCCCATCATCAAGCACTGCCTTGGAATGCTGGCTGTCTTACTCTCAGGGCGCCAACCCAGTGGATGCGAAGTACTACGCACAGATGCAATGGCAGATGCGTTGCGCTGATCGCTCTTGGTGTCACTATGTTGTATTCGATCCCAGAATGCCAACGAAGGCACAGTTGTTTGTTTACAGAGTTGATCGTAATCCAGACTGGCTCAGGATCACCGAAGAAGAAGTCTTGAAGTTTTTGGCAGAAGTGGACGCCAAAGTTATCGCCCTTAAATCAATCATCGGAGAGTAAAAATGTCAAAAGTTATGAAAGAAATTTCGTGCATCGTTGGTGAATACCGCAACAGCGAAGGCCAAACAAAGAAGCGTTACCAGCGAATTGGGTCTGTGATCGACACAAAGAACGGCCCAATGCTCAAGATTGATGTGATCCCGTTACGCGAAGGCGGCTGGGACGGCTGGGCATACATGAATGACCCAAAGCCGCAAGATCGGACACGGCAGACCGATCAGCCTGATGATGACATGAACTTTTGAGGTGGCTTATGAACAACGATGATCTTTTCAAACGTATTTTTGGCACTCATCCCAAAAAACTTGTTCGTACCGATGACCCAGATACAAGTCATGCTGCCGCTAACTCTGTTGACACTAGCCAATTAGAGTCAATGGTTTATGAAGTCATTAAAAAACACCCCAATGGTTGCATTGCTGATGATGTTGAAAGAGAACTTGCCCACTTACGCAGTCATTCAATTACGCCAAGGTTTGCGCCTTTAATGCGTAAAGGTTTTATTGTTGATACAGGAGAACGCCGCTTGGCATCATCTGGCCGATCTCAACGAGTTGTTAAAGTTACGGAGACAAAATGATGTTCAAGTACTTATGGACAGAACTAAAGCTGATGACAAAAACCGTGACGCCAGCACAGGCAATAGCGCATGAACTAATTCACGCCGAACATGATCTGTTGAGGGCTGAGACAGGCGTAGAGTACGCGCAGTCAATGGTGACATACAACAAGAACAGGGTCAAAAGGCTGAAGGCGTACCTGGGCAAGACTGAGGAGATCGTATGACTAAAGACACAAGTGGGCCAGCGTTCCCAGCACCGGCTGGCGTGAGCCACATTACAGAACAGGGCATGACCCTGCGCGATTACTTTGCGGCGCAAGTTGCAGTTGGGGCAATGTCCGCGTATTGGAATGGGGATCGTATGAAAGACCCAACCTTTGACGATATTGCTCAGCAAGCCTACGGAATTGCAGACGCGATGCTGAAGGCGAGAAAATCATGAACAGAACATGCGATGCAGGGGGCATCTGCCCCCATACGCCACAGTGCGCCAGCTTCTGCCAATTTACGGATGGGGGGTTGGAGACTGAGACGCGCAAGGTCAAGCCGTGGCCCATCGTGCTTGATGACATACCCTTTTAAGGAATAACCATGCGGCATCCAAGAAACAGAAAAACAGACCCTTTGACCAGCTGGCAGGCGGCAGGGTCTGCAAAAGAC